CATTCTGGGCGTGCCCAACACCACAGGGGACACCAGACCAATGCAAGCCAGCAAACTAGTTCAACAAGAACTAGAATAAGAATTGGTTGAGGGGTAGTTATTAGGGGAAGGTGATTACCCCTCTTCCAACTTAAGACAGGAGACGAATGAAAACTTTAGTAAGAAGTATTGGAAGGTCAGACATAGGTGGGGAACCATTGCCCTCTGTCTTTAAAACATTTGATGCAAATAAAATTGTTTTTCGTAGAGCAGAAGTCTCTATGCTTGCAGGTGTACCAGGTGTAGGTAAGTCAACACTTGCATTAGCATTAGCATTAAAGATGAGAGTACCAACTCTTTACATTTCAGCAGATACTAACGCCCACACTATGGCTATGCGTATTGCTTCTATGATTTCAGGTAAGAACCAGACAGATGTAGAACTTCTAATGTCAAATGATATTGGTTGGACTAAGGCTATACTTGAAAAGAGTAACCACATTGTGTGGTCTTTTGATTCTAGTCCTACTCTGCAAGACATTGACGAAGAAGTACAGGCATTTGAAGAACAATGGGGATGCCCTCCGACTGCAATTTTTGTAGATAACCTAATGGATATTGCCACAGATGGTGGCGAAGAGTTCGCATCTATGCGTGCAATTATGAAGGAGTTGAAATATCTTGCTCGTGCAACTAACGCTGCTATTATTATTCTTCATCATACTTCTGAGGGTGTTATGGGTAATCCTTGCCAACCCCGTTCTGCACTTCAGGGTAAGGTGGCACAACTACCTGCTCTCATTTGTACTCTGGGTGTTATTGGTACTTCTATGGCTGTTGCTCCTGTCAAGAATAGATACGGGCGTGCCGATGCCAATGCAAACCTAACTTGTTGGCTATCATTTAACCCTGAATATATGTATATGGAAGACATACCAGAGAACGGTTGATGATGATAGTCAACCTAAGTCAAGAAGAAGTACGTGTCTCTACTATGCTTGCTACAGAAAGATGGCTGACAAAGTTTGGTTCAGAAGATAAACCTAACTACGCTCAGGGTAAAGCCGATGGAAAACTAGAGCACGAGTTGTTATCTAACATACGGGCTAATGTCTGTGAATGGGCTGTGGCAAAGCAATATAATGTAGCGTGGAATGTACCTTGGTATCCAAATCATTTGCATCCACAAAGAAAATCTATAGCAGATGTCCATAGTAATTTTGAGGTTAGGTCTATTAGAACTCAAGACTCAATTCCGTTTTGGGAGAAAGATAAAGATAATTATGTCTTTGGGGCTAAGGTTATAGACACAGATTATTATTCTAAAGTTGAGGTGTATGGGTACATCAAGGCTACTGAATATATGAACGATAACTGGTATGATTCATACATTAATGGCTGGCGAGTGCCAGTTACTGAGTTCAAGGAGTAATATGCTAAGAGAAGAAGAAGATGATATGACACAAGAGATGCGTCAACTCATTATGTTGGAAGTCAAACTAGAAGTAGATAAAGTAATTCAAAAGATTGAAGAGTCAAAGATTCCTGTTAAGGATGATTGGACTGAAGGTGTTAACGTCGGTATGGATTGGGCTATTCGCATTCTTAGAAAAGACAAGAGTGCAAGTTAGTGGCAAACCCTAATGGGCGCAAAGGCGCACAGTTTGAAACAGATGTAATGAAATGGCTCCGCAAGATGGGTGCTATGGCAGAGCGTCTGACTAAGGCTGGGGCTAAAGATGAAGGTGATATGGTTGTTATGATTGCAGGTAAGTCATACATCCTTGAACTTAAAAATCGTGCGACATTATCTTTGCCAGAGTTTTGGCGTGAAGCAGAAGTAGAAGCGGTTAACTATGCTAAAGCAAGGGGTATTGAAGATGTCCCGTTGCACTATGTAATAGTTAAAAGAAGAAACTCAGGTATTGAAAACGCTTGGGTGATTCAAGATTTGAACCAATGGATGAAGGAGAAGACAGGAGATGCTAAAAATTGACAATGACCTACCAAGTATCAGAGAAGTTCTTATCCACTACGGAGCAAGTGTACGACAAGGCAACGGGCAAGTTAATCTCAAGTGCCCTTTCCATTCCGACACACACCAATCTGGAAGTGCGAATCTCAACAATAACATATTCATCTGTTTCGCCTGTGGAATGCAAGGTAACAGTTTACAAATTATCGCACAACGTGAAGGGGTAAACATACGTGAAGCAAAGTCAATCGCAGAAGGATTTACTACGCAAGGCAACAAGCAAGTACGCGGGAAACATCTTTCAGGCTCAAGATTACCTAGCAAGCAGGGGAATACCAATGGAAGCAGCACGTCTGGCGCAATTAGGCGTAGTCGTGGAGCCTGAGATTGGTCACGAACAATACGCTGGCAGACTTTCAATACCGTATATCACCAAGACTGGCGTCGTTGACTTGCGATTTCGCTCACTTAACCCTGCCGTTGAGCCTAAGTATATGGGCTTAACTGGAGCAGAGACTAAGATGTACAACGTATTGGACATTGATAGGGCTGGTGATTTTATTGGTGTATGTGAAGGTGAACTAGATACAATTACTATGTCTAGTTGTATTGGTATACCCTGCATTGGTGTACCTGGTGCTAACAGTTGGAAGAAGCACTACACTAGATTGCTTGCAGACTTTGAAAGAGTCTTTATCTTTGCAGATGGTGACCAACCAGGAACAGAATTTGCACGTAGTTTGGCTAGAGAATTACCAGTAACAATCGTCCAACTCCCCGAAGGCGAAGATGTAAACAGTATGTATGTGTCAAACGGGGCGCACTACTTTAGGGATAAGATTGAAGTAAACTAATTTGGATTTTGATTTTGGCACAGAGCCACACAATTACTGCAATGAATGCGATACATACTTTGACGACTCATTTCAGTTAATAGACCACGTGCTAGAAGATGATGAAGAATTTGACCCTTACTACTTACTACCTAACCAATTCAAACTTCACTTGGGTTCTCTGCTAAGGTTCCTCTATAGCCACGCAGAAGAACCAGAACAGATTAAGATGATTACTCAGTCAACCTATGTGACTTTGTTTGCAGCAGAAAATGGCTACGACTTAGTAGATGAACTGGTTGAAGATATGATTGTCAACTCAGCGGTGCAGAATCTTGATGAGGACATAAGAAAATTACTATCAAAGGATAACAATGAAGAAGGCGGAGAGTGAAGAGATATGGCAGATTATAACCCATCTGGTAGAACAAGGTCTGAACGTGAAGAATTACGAGGTTCAGGACAAGACTCTAGTCATAACGATTCACGTGCCGATACTAACTGGGCAGAGTTTGAATTAAATGTAAGAGATGTGATGCTTGAACTAGGCGATTTGCTCATCAAAAAGCATAGAGATTATGGACCAAAGAACATCAGCAACTCTCCTTATGGTGCCACCAATGGTCTAGTTGTACGTATGTGGGACAAGATAGCCCGCATTGTAAACCTTACTAAAGACGGCAAGAACGTCACCGCAGAGAACGAACCGCTAGAAGATTCCTTCAAAGACATAGCAAACTATGGTATAATTGGACTACTCGTGCTTAGAGGGAAGTGGGATAATTGATTGAAAGAACAAGAGTTATTTGACTGGCTTAAGTCAGAACATTACTCGGATTTAGAGCACTCCCCCAATGAATATGATGCCTTTGATTGCACAACACACGAACACAAGATGTTTATTGAACTTAAATCTCGCAAGACTCACTACCCATCCCTGCTTATAGAGAAGATAAAGTTTGATTTTTTAATTGAGCAAGCACGCTTGCTACAGTATGAACCATATTATATTAACTACACACCAGAGGGTATCTATTCTTTCCATCTTCATTCTATTGGTGAGATAGAGTGGGCAGACAAATGGTTGCCATCTACTACTGAGTTTGCAAACAAGAATAACAAAATGAAAATGGTTGGCTTTATTCCTATTGAAGTTGGGGTTAAACTTTGATGGAATGGGAACGCATACAACGCTGGGAATATATTGTAGATGCCGTTGGCTCTGAGTATCATAGGAAATTTAACATTGATGCTGAAGATATACGCCAGATATTGTTTCAATGGTTTGTTGAACATCCCAATAAATTAAATACTTGGGAGGCTATTGGTGAGAAGGATGCAAAGAACTTAATCTATCGTAGCCTACGCAACCAAGCATTAGATTATTGTCAGGCTTGGAAGGCTAAGTCAGGTGGCTATGAAACTTCTGACTTATTTTATTATGAAGGCGATATGGTTGAGGCTTTGTTGCCTTCTGTAATCAGAGGTGAAATGAACATCACTCAGAAACTAAACCTTGCTGGTGGTGGCAGACCATCTGCTCCATCTGAAGGTGGAAACCTTATGGCTATGATGATTGAAATTGATGCAGGTTATTGGAAGTTGCCTAAAGATGACAGGAAGTTATTGTTCCTACGTTATGCGGAGACAATGGACTTTGGTGAGATTGCAACTGAGATGGAACTTGGCTCTGAAGATACTGCACGTATGAGACACAAGCGTGCGATACGCAAATTAATCAATAAAATAGGGGGTTTTAAGCCCTATCGTGATGAAGATTTTGATAGTGCTCAGTCATCTTCTGAAAATAAAGACTCTGCTGGGTCAGACCAAAGCCCCTCTGGATAATCTTTTAACAACTCTTCACCATAAAACTCTTGTACTTCTTTCCAACTCATATCTTGTAGTTTCATTCTATCCTCCTGTACTGTAGAAACCTGTGCCATTAAACTTTACTGCTGGTACTGACCATACTCTACTCATTGTAGTTTGGCAACAGGTTGGTTCTCTGTCTTCACCAAACCCACGTTCAAACTCTATTGTAATTCCACATTGTCCACACTTGTAATCATAGGTTGGCATTAATCGTCTCCGTCAATCGGCGTTGGTGCTGTACTTTGTGCTCCACAGTCCTTGCAAACTTGTAGCAAATCATACCAAGCAATCGTCCTGTCCTCATCATCCCACATCACATTGATTGTAAAGACTTTACATCCACAGATACAGGCTGTTGTCGGTAGCCCTTGTAAGTCAAACATCAATACCAGTTTCTGCGTAAATGATGGCTGTAAGCCTTGCACGGTGTGCCATAGCGATGTCCGATGTATCTGTAAGCCCTCAGTATCTGGGTTGCTGGGTCTTGAGACTTCTCTCTTAACACCTGCCCTATTCCATAGGCTGTTGACTTAGGGTTGTCTGCGAAATGGTCAAAGCGACTTTCTGCTGTGAATAATTTTACGATACACGCTTGCTGAGTTTTGTTCCAACCATAGCCAACTTGGGCAAAGTTCATAGCCATTTTTTTATTGGCTCTCTTCTCTTCCATTGTTGCCTTGGTTCTTTGTACTGGCTTCTCGTGTTTGCTTATCTTTATCTCCACATCAACTGTCTTGTTAATTGGGAATGAGATGAGCGCAATAACTAAAACAAATACCGCTAGTATTCTTGTTGTCATTGGTTTATTCTACCAAGAAGTGCTTGAACATTATCTCTATGTCGTACTTCTGCGGTAATAATCTTGTAGTTTTGTCTATCTTTTAACAACTTATAGCGTTCTGACATCAACAAACCACCCCAAATTGTGCCCCAACCACCCCAATACTGGATGTTCTCAGGCTCAAGCCCTTCTTCTAAGCACTTATCCTTTACTGGACAACTACGACATAGGGTTATTGCTTCAACACTACGCAATACTTCCAAGCGTTGCTCGTCTGCAAACCTAGCGTTCTCGTAGTGCCATAGGTCAGGGTCTGGATGATTATTACAATTACCTTCTGCGTGCCAACTCTTATCTTTCATTTTGATTTTTCTTCCCATTAGATAGCACGCAAGTGGCGAACTTGTAAT